TCAGGAAGTGAAAGACTTTTGATAGTATGTAAGACAAGAATTTCCAGGCCTTCCGGAAAAAGTTCAATAGCGTATTCATAATTTGATGGGTATAATTTTACTGATAAAATGTTTTTTTTCTGACTAATTGAATGAGAAAATTCCGTAACTTTGATTTCGGAATTTTCACCAAACCATTGGTCGATGTCTTGTTTGTTTGTTTTATTTAAGACTTTTTCAAAAAAACTCTTTTTCATAATTATATATACAAAAGAAATATAAGATATTTATTGTTAAGATGAAAGTAAATTTATATGATAAATCTAGTGGACTTGGTTCTGAACAGATAAATGTTATTCAGGACTTCTTGAGATTTTGCCAAAAAAACTCTCCACTTAAGAAAGACATTGATATTCATCTTCTCGGTGAGCGTTTTGGCGGAATGTTTACCGGTGGTGAAATTCCTGGTAAAATTAAAGTCCTTGCAGTTGGAAGAATGTTAATTGACATTTTAAGGACTGTTGCTCACGATTGGGTTCACGAATTTGCTCGTCAAAGAAATATCAAGTTGCAAGGTTTTAATACCACATCTCAAGAAAACTTTGAAAACTCTGAAGCAGGAATTATGACACGTATGTATGAAAAAAGTAATCCGCAATTAACTGCGTTGTTGTATAATTAAGAAAGATTATGTATATTTGTCCTATGGATAGGGACTTTCAATGGATACGTAAGGTTATTGGTTCAATAACTCATTTTGGACAAATTCAATCTGCAGAAAATCTGATTGATTTATATGTTAAAAAGTATCAAGATTCTGAAGAATTAATAAAATATTCTTTGGACTTTGATTGTAGTATTGTTTTTTTAAATAAAAGTTTAATCAGTAAGAAAGCAATTTTTGAATTATGAAAGAAAAAATAAGTGATTTTATTTGGGAATATTTTAGAAATCCCGTTAGAAACTTTTCTACCTCTGTTGGTAATCTAATCAAGTGGTTTCCTGTGATTTGGAAAGACAGAGATTGGGATGACCATTATATTTTTGAGGTATTCAAGTTCAAGTTAGAGAAACAGGCTAAGTACATTAAAGAAAAAGGATTTCACACTAATTCAGACCTTGATGCTAAACGAATGATGTTGTGTGTCAAACTGATGGAAAAAGTTCAGGAAGAGTTTTATACAATGGAATATATGGACTATTAGGATAAAGATTTTTTCTTTGTTCCGACAGGTGATGATATTGAAGATGTATTGGGTGGTTATTATATGGAGACACGTTTAAAAAAAGAAAACTTAAATGACTTTTTCAAAAAATATCCATTGGTGTATAAGAAAATTGTTACCGATAAAAAATATCATATTTTTAAAATAGATAACGAGGACTTAACTTCATACGAGGTTAAATCAAGAATCGCTTTGAATATCGGAAGATACAATCACGAAAGAGCAAGAAAATTACTTTTCAAAACCTTGAGTGAAAATATTGAACGTTGGTGGAATTAACCGTTAATTTCTTCTTCAGTTGTCTCAGTAACTTCTTCTACCTTAGGTTCTTCTGTATTATCTTTAGATTTTCTATAACCTAAAAGACCTGCTCCGATTCCAACAAGGACTACTGATTGTGTTATAACGTCAATATCGTTGTTTAAAAACATTTTATCAACACAACCAACAAGGAATGTCAAACCTCCGATAAAAACGATGTAAAGACCCGCCGTTCCACTTCCTGATGTCTTTCCTGAACTATTGGAAGTCATCTCAGCGAATGAAAACTGTTTAATGTTTCCGATTTGTTTTTTAATGTATTCTTTCATAATTATCTACCCTGTCCGTTATAAGGCTTAGTGTAATTTTTACTTCGTTTATTTGATGTAAATTTCTTTGATGATTTACCTGATTTTTTAACTCCGAAGGATAACTTCGTTGAACCTGTTGCTTTAGCTGCCATTATTTCATTTATTTAGCAATAAGTATATACGTTTTTTAAAATGACATATATTTATTAATAAAAATTATATTATGAAAAGACTTTTTGAAATTTCTTCTCAAGAAAAACAAAGAATATTGGAAATGCATGAAAGTGCTACCAAAAGAAATTATTTGAGTGAACAAAATCCTCAACCTGCGGCATCTAATATAAAAAGAACTTTTGTTTTAGATATTGAACCGAATGAATTTGGGTTGGATAAAAAAACCGCCAACACTTTCTTAACATTTGCCAGAGCTAGTTCACAATTTGTATTTAACAATGTGTATTATGCGTTAAGAAGAAGAGGAGAACTCCCTACGCAGCCTATGAATTGGAATGAAAGAAATTTATCTTGGTTAGCTTATGGGTTTAATATATCAATGGGTTATCCGTTTTTTTCTGAATATTCACCAACTAATCATGTATATGTTAGTAACTTTACTGAAACAGGTACTCAACCGAATATTACTAGTAAATGTAATATAAAATACCTTAATCCTAAAAAAACATTTAACTCTACAAATGCTGAAGTCGTAGTCCGAGGTGGTGCATTAGATTCGTTATATATTAACTCGTATAGTTTAGACGGAATGGTTGGTGGTCAATCAACTTCTCAAAAAATAGACACTGTTAAAATGACTGAATTACTTGATAAATTAATAACTCAAGAATCTTATAACGCAGCTTTTAAAAAATTATGGTCACCTAAATTAACTCCAAATAGTATAGTTTCAAATGACCAAATTAAAACTATTCAAAGTAGTTGGTTTTACGGATGGTTAAAAAGTAAATATGGTTCATCTCAACCAACAGGAGCACAACCAACAGGAGCAACACCAACAGGAGCGACACCAGCTAGATAATTACATACTAAATAAATAGATATAAAAAAAGGAGAGTTAAACTCTCCTTTTTTTATTTGTAGGTTACAATGTAATCGGTACCAAGTCTATTGATATCTTCATGAACATAATCCCATTTTCCATCGTGTGTTTGTAGTAAAACTATTGTGGAGAAAGTATCATTAGTTGATACCGTTTCAATAATTCTAACCATTGAATATTTTAAATCTTTAATCTGTACATCCGCAAACCCAACAGATTGTGTTCCCAATAGAATTAAGAAATTAATCATAAATTCATCTGAGTCAGTTAAAAACTGAGTTCCGCCCATTAAAAATGATAAACTTATTTTAGGTGTTGATAAATCAGGGACGTAAACAAATTCTCCATTGTTGAAAAAACTATTGAATTCATTAATACTAATTTCAGTGCAACCATGTAAAATTAATGATTTTTGAGTTCTTTCCGTCATTGGTAAGTATGGGATACCCAATGAGTCTAACACATAACTTGATGTTACATTTGGTGGAAAGTAGTATTCAATTTGTCCATTAACAACTAAACTTGTTAGAACAATTACTAAAGAAAGAAATAAGTTTTTCATAGGACTTGATTATTTAATTATTAATACAAATATATACAAAATATTCCTCTACACAAATATATTTATAAATAAAATGTTTTTTTATGAAAAAAATAGTTAAACTAACTGAATCAGATATTGTTAGATTAGTTAAGAAATTACTTAACGAGGATAAGAAAATCTTGAATGAGGATGAAAAAATTGCTAATTGGGTACCCGTTGGTTTAGTAAACCCTGAGACTCAGGGTTTAATAAGTATTGACGGTGTTGTATGGAAAGCAAAATTACGTAATCAAAACGGACTTAATGAATATTTGGTTATTAAAGGTTTATGGAGCTCCAACGGAGAAATCTGTATTGGTAATGATGATTGGGGTAAAAGTATCCCTTATCAATCATCATGGTGCCTTAATTATAATGACCAACAGGAATTTGCGGGTAAATGGTATGCGACCAAGGTAAATAATGATTCAAAGTTTACGGTAAAAGATGGTAAACTTGAGTTTATTAGAGAATATTAAATAAAATATTATAAATAAAATGAACTTTGTTCATAAACTTTAAACCCACGTTAATGGATAATGACAAAAATGAAACGAATTCTAAAGGAAAATGTTGCCACCTATTGCCTTATGCTCGCAATGTTTTTCAACCCACTAGGATTCGACATAATGTTCAAAGCAATTTTAGATTACACAAGTTCTTATTGGATTACCACAGGAATTTTTTACTGTATTTCAGCATTGTTCTTTGGGTTGTATTTCTTATTACGAAGTAAAAAATGAATATCAAAAAACTTATCAAAAAAGTTCTTACAGAATCGGTGGAAAAACCACTTATTTCAGAACACCTTAATTATCACATGACAAATGAAGTTCCATTGAATGATAATATCTTCAGATTTGGTTCTGAAGAATTCTTTAATGTTATTCAAGAAGCTCGTGAGTTATATTACGAAGGAATGGTTGAATTAAACGAAGATGATGTTGAACTTATTGAATCTGATTTTGGGACACAGGTTAGATTATCAAGTGGTAGAGTTATTTACTTGGATACCCCAATGGAAGAAGAATTTATTTCTGAGGCGGAACATAATGGTAAGAAAGTTGAACTTGGTAAACCAAGAAGAAATAGTGGTGGTGGAAAGAAATATGTTGTTTATGTTAAAAACCCATCAACAGGTAAAGTTAAGAAAATTTCATTTGGTGATGTTAAAGGTGGATTAACTGCTAAGGTATCTAATCCTAAAGCTCGTAAATCATTTGCCGCAAGACATCAGTGTTCTAAAAAGAAAGATAGATTAACTGCGGGGTACTGGGCATGTAGACTCAATCGCTTTGGTTACCTATGGGGCGGTAAAACTTATCCAGGATTTTGGTAATATGAAACCGTATAAAGATAGAAAACTAACAGAAACTTCAAAGATTAGAGTTTTTAAATCCAATGTTGATAGTGGTGAACTACAATGGCATCGTGATAGAGAAGATAGATTGATTGAAGTGGTACAAGGTGATGGATGGAAATTTCAAATGGATAATCAACTACCTATAGAGTTAACTGAAGGACAAGTATTATTAATCCCTGAAGGAACTTATCACAGAATATTCAGAGGAAAAACTGATTTGGAACTAAAGATTGATTTTATTTAGTAATCCTATCAACGATTAA